CCAGATACTTTGACAGAACATTCGTTTAGACAGCAAAGTGTTAAAACGTGGTATAGCGCCCATTCTGATTATGTACGTAAAACCCTTCCATCCGCTATAATAGATAATAGCAATGATACTTTAAGTGATCTTGTAAACATCGATCATGAATTAGGAACTCGAATTTCATCTTTGAGATCGAAAATGAGAATAGTTGAATTAATTAGCAAAACTGGTTTTAAGAATGTAGCTCAAGGTATAGTTTCAGGAAGACGCATAATAGTGCAATGTCATTCATACGATACTACGCAAGGTGTGGCAAATATTTTTAGAGATTGGAATTGTTATAGTAATAATTCTTACGAATGCAATAACATTCCTTTTAAAATAGTATAAGAGTGGCCTGAATATGACATGTCTATTATAGAGATAGACTTAGCAATTCCTATTTATAAAGATGCTACACATAGTTTATTTACAAAAGATTTAGACTTAGATGTGTCTTTTAATGCAAGAAAGATGTTTTTTATTAACGCACAAGCTGCTTTGAGTTTAGACAACAATTTCACTATTAATATGGATTCTTTCCAAGTGCAAAGTCCTGTGGTAAACAAGACTTACACGGTGATGCCTGGAGCAGGTATAGAATATTCTATCACAGCCCCTGGTTTATGTGGAAGTTTGTTAGTAGATGCAGAATTTGGTTTGTGCGGATTGCACGTTGCAGGAAGTTCCGATAGAGGATTTGCATTTGTTTTACCTAAACGGGTTTTGCGCGAGTTAAAGAACTTGTTAACTTTCAGAGAAAGTCATCATTTAGAAATTAAAAATAACGTAGAGCCTGAATATTCCGGTTTGAAATTATTCAATGATATTTTTCCTTCAAAAAGACCTTTAAACAAGACTTCTTTAAATAGGAGTGAGTTGCACGATGTGTTAACTGATGAGATAGCAGAAGTGGGAGAGAAATTACCTCCTAACTTTCTGTCTCATGGGACTAAAACGTTGAATAAAATTGCGGCTAAATCTTTAAAACCGATTCCTTATATACCAGACGATGCGATACAATTCGGTAAGAAATGTATTCGACGATTCTTTATAGATTTTGACGATCTATCAGATAAGGAAGTAATTAAAGGTATAAAAGAGGAAGATTTATCAGGTCTTAATAAACAATCTGTTAATGGATTTGGGTACGAAAAAGATAAAACTCAATATATAGACTTTGATGAAGGTGTAGTTACAGAAAAATTCATAAGCATAATTAAAAATTTTCGAG